GAAGAAATTCAACAAGCTATGCAGCAAGCCCAACAACAAGAGATGATGATGAAGTTGGGTGGACCTGCTGTAGCACCTGCTATCAATGCTGCACAAGAGCAGTACATGGCATCACAACAACCACAAGAAGAGTAACAGAGAGATATGGCTGAATTACACCGAGTAGAGATAAATGAGAGAGCACCACAGGAGATTGACCCAGAGTCAGAGGAAGCTGTTGATGCAGTATCTGAAGAACAAACACAAGAAACGCAAGAGGATAGACCTGAATGGTTACCTGAGAAATTCAAGAGTCCTGAAGATATGGCTAATGCCTATAGTGAACTTGAAAAGAAAATGGGAGCAGGGGATAAAGAACAGGAACAAGAAGAACAACCACAAAGTGATGAACAACAAGAGGACACCGATACAGAAGATACGAATACTAATACTGTTATTGCTGAAGCTAGTAAAGAGTTCTTTGAGAATGACGGTGTTATATCTGAAGAGACCTATAAGAATCTTGCTGAGGTTGGGTTACCGAAGGAGTTAGTAGATAGCTACGCTGCTGGTCAACAAGCACTACAACAAAGTGAAGAAGGTAGTATCAAAGCTGTCACTGAAGGTAATTGGGATCAAATGGCTGAGTGGGCTGCTAATAATCTATCACCTGAAGAAGTAAATACTTTTGATGACATCGTACAGAACGGTAGTGTTGAACAAGCTAAACTTGCTACCAAAGGATTATACGCACAATTTAAAGCAGAGAACGGAGTTACTCCTAAGTTGGTACAAGGTGCTGTAAATGGTTCATCTACAATGCCTTTTAAATCTAATCAAGAACTTGCTCGTGCAATGTCTGATCCTCGATACAAGAGTGGTGACAAAAGTTATCACGAAGAGATTGACAGACGCATCGCAGTTAGTCACAATTACCTGTAGTTTTATTTGGTAGGTTCATATATATGAAGCCTTGGACTCCATCTTTTTTCTTGCCAGTGTTGGTTCTGGTTCTTTTAGGTGGATGTTCCAAGGCTTCTTTTTATCCGTTAGCAGGAAGTGTGGGAGGAGCAACAGTGGGTGCTTTAGGTGGTCCTGGTCCTGCTGCTGGTGGTGCTGCCCTTGGATGGGGGATAGGAGAGGGAGCTAAATTGATGGAAGAGAATAAAGGATTAGCTAACAAAGTAAAAGCAATCACTGAAGGAGATGTACAAAAACTTGTACAACAACAACTCAATGAAGAGATGGATAATGGATTCTTTGATTCTATGTTAGATGAGATATATGGGTTCTTGAAACTATGTCTTATTGGTGTTATCCTTTGGAATGTAGTACCGTTAATCTACACTCGCTATGTTCACAATAAAGCACAAAACAAATGAATAAACTCATAAAAATTTATAACTCACTTACAAAGAAGGAGAAAGCTATTGTCTTGACTGTTCTTTGCTTAGGTGGAATTATACTACTTAATTTACTTTAAACGACAATTAGTACGACTAATGTCAAGACCCACTGCGGTGGACAATCTCGATCAAAGGTTCAAACGAAAGTCACAACAAATACATACACAATTATAAACTTAAAATAGGAGATCATATATTATGGCAGGAGAAGGTATAACAGACCCCAGTCGTGTAGGTCAGATTAATTCCGCAGGTAATGTGGATGCGTTGTTTCTTAAAAAGTTCAGTGGAGAAATTCTACAGACCTTTGAGGAGTCCAATGTTTTCAAACCCTTACACACTATTCGTACAATTGAGAACGGTAAATCCGCTCAGTTCCCAGTAACAGGTATTGCAACAGCTAATTACCACACACCAGGCGAGAACATCGCTGAAGAAGGTGGTTCTAGTAGCACATACCTCAGCGACATTAAGAAAGCTGAACAGACAATAACTATCGATAAGATGCTTGTTGCTTCTACTTTCTTAGCTAACATTGATGATGTAAAGAATCACTACGACATTCGTTCAGTTTACGCTAACGAGTTAGGTAAGGCTCTTGCACTTCGTTTTGACACTGCTATCTCTAAAACATTCATTGCTGCTGCTCGTAGCTCTGCTGTTATCACAGGTGGTAAGACAGGTGGACAACTTGATGTTGCTAACAATGACTTCAGTGCTGGAGACTCCGCAGGATCACCTGCTGCTGTTACAGGTGCAGAGTTAATTACTGCTTTGTTCACAGCTGCTCAAAAGCTTGACGAGAACGATATTCCTAGTGATGGACGCTTTGCAGTTCTTCGTCCTAGTGAATACTACAAACTTATTACAGGAGGTAGCGGTGCAGTTGCTATCAATACTTCTGCTGCTAATAAAGATGTAGGAGGTTCAGGATCACTTGCTTCTGGTAGCATTGCACAAGTAGCTGGTATCCAAATCTATAAGTCAACTCACATTCCATCAACTGATTTATCAGCTGTTACTACTGGAGACGGTGCTGCAAGCAATGATGTTTTCGGTGCAGGTGGAGCAGGATACAACGGTGACTTCCGCAATAGCTTGGGTATCGTAGGACACTCAGCTGCTGTTGGAACAGTTAAGTTACTTGATCTTGCTACTGAGTCTGAATATCAGATTGAGCGTCAAGGTACATTGTTCGTTGCTAAGTATGCTATGGGACACGGAATCCTCCGTCCTGAGTGTGCTATCGAACTTGTTTCCTAACTTAGGATTCTCTCTTCGGTGTTGGGGAGGTTTGGATTCGTTCCACTCCCCTTCACTGATATTTTTATTTATTAAGCTATGGCACTGACAACGAAACTAGAAGCGGTAAACATAATGATCTCTGTAATAGGAGAGTCACCTGTTAATACTTTAAGTGGAACAAGTGTTCCTGTAACCGTTACACAAGCAGTCCATGCGTTAGAAGAAACTAGTAAAGCTATTCAATCAGAAGGATGGCATTACAATACAGAGTATGATTATCCATTAGTACCAGATTCTAGTACTAGTAAGATTACTCTTCCGATTAACACTTTAAAGGTAGACTTAGACCCTGAGATATACACAGACTCTGATCCTGTACAAAGAGGTACTACACTGTACGACAGGAAGAACCACAGAGATACTTGGACTAAAGACTTAAAAGCTATTATTACTTTTGAGTTGGATTTTGAAGAACTACCTGAACAATTTAGACATTACATAGCTGTTAAATCAGCTAGAATCTTTGCTGCTAGGTTCTTAGGCAGTCGTGAGATAGAAGGATTTGCTTTGAGAGATGAGATAGAAGCAAAAGCTAGAGCTATTGAGAGCGACTCTGAGAATGCAGACAGAACTATCTTTGATAACTACAGCGTACTAAGAGTACTTGACAGGTAAAGATGCCACTGCTTAACACCAGTATTCCTAACCTTGCCCAAGGTGTATCACAACANCCTGACAATTTAAGATACCCTGGACAGTGTGATGAGCAGATAAATGCTTGGTCAACTGTAGTAGAGGGACTTGTTAAAAGACCTAACAGTAGGTTCTTAAATCAAGTTAACGCACAGCTAGGTACTAATCTTACAGCTGAGATATTTACTCACTATGTTGATAGAGATAATGACAATAGATATGTTATTACTTACGACAGAGGTAACGGATTAAAAGCTTTTGATTTAGAAGACGGTGGACCAATGACTATTACTGTAGAGGACGCTACTGCTCAAGCTTATCTATCTGTATCGTCAGGTGACTTTAATCCTGTCAAAGACCTCAGAGCGTTAACCATTGCAGACTCTACCTTTCTTGTTAATAAAAAGAAGACGGTAGCTAAGGACTCCACTTTTAAATCTAAGGACTTGGAAAAGGAAGCTTTGATATTTGTTAAGTTGGGAGACTACGAAAAGACATACGATGTATTTTTAGATGGTCAGCTAGTTGGAAATACAGGAGGATTACAAAGCAATAAGACACCTCCTGCTGGGCATACATATGAAAGTGGAACCGATTCAAGTGGAGAACACGCAGATACTGAGATTATAGCCGAAGATTTGCAGACTTGTATAAATGCTTTTGTAGGATCAGCAGGTACTGTAGAAAGTATTACTTTTAGCGGTACAGGAGCATCAGGATTTACACCCACAGGAGGTAATTTTAGGAGGAATGTTAGCTATACATATACTGTTAGTCAAACCGTAGGTGGTGGTGCTATAGCCACAGGTGCTGGAGGAGCTATTGTATTTAATTCAAGCGGACAAGTATCTAGTTCCACCTTAACTTTTAAAGGCACAGGATACGATTCAGACACTACTACATATCCATTGTCTGTATCTATTAAGAAGATAACTTCTATAGGAGTTGATAAAGGTATAAGAAGTATTAGCGGAAGATATTCTACGACATACGAAACAGAAGTTATCACAGGTGCTCCTTATACTTTACCTACCATATCTTCTTCCAGTGTATCAGGATCAACCACTAAGTTTACAACGGAAAGACAAGGTAGTGTTATAAAAATAATAGCTGATTCTGACTTTCAAATTAAAGTAGCAGATGGATTATCTGACCAAGCGTTAGGTGTTATATATAAAGAAGTAGACAGCATCACAGACTTACCTAAATCCTGTTTTGATCTGTTTAGAGTTAAGATCATGGGTGATGCAGACTTAGATCAAGATGATTACTATGTTAAATTTAAGACCAAGGATAATGAAGACTTCGGAGAAGGTAGTTGGATAGAAGAAGCAGGATGGACAAATGTAGGCACAGATAAGTCGGAGTCATTAGGTTTAGAAACATTCTTAGATCAAGACACAATGCCTGTAAGATTAGTACCTACTCCGTCCACAGGTAAGATCACAGGATTTACATTGAAGTTGATTGATTGGACACCTAGAGGAGCAGGAGATGACAACACTAATCCATTTCCATCTTTTACAGGTTCTACAATTAATGACATATTCTTCTTTAAGAACAGATTTGGAGTACTTACTGATGATGCTGTAGTGTTCTCTGAAGCAGATGAATATTTTAATTTCTTCAGGACTACCACACAATCTCTGTTAGACTCTGCTCCAATAGATGTAGGTGTATCACACACTAAGATTAGTATTCTTAAACACGCACAAGCTTTCCAAGAGAAGTTAATGTTGTTCTCTCCGAAGACTCAGTTTGTACTTAGAGGTGGAGATTTGTTAACACCTAAGACTGTTACTATATCACCTGTGACTGAGTTTGATGTATCGGAAACTATTCGTCCGTTAGCTCTTAGTAGTTATATATACTTTAACTTTAAAAGAAATAACTTTGAAGGACTGCTTGAGTACACAGTAGATAATAACACTGAGACATACAGAGCAGCTGAGATAACAGAACAGATAAATAAGTACATACCTACTAACATAGTCAGGATGGAAGGTAGTGCAGCTGAGAATATGGTGGTTGTACAATCAGATAGTGACTATAAGAAGCTGTATGTATATAAGTACTTTTGGCAAGGGAATGAGAAGATACAGAGTGCTTGGATGACTTTCTCTTTTGCTAAGGATGTAAGAAGTTTTTATTTCATTGAGTCTACACTTTATGTTATAACTACCGACAGTATAGGTACTTACATTGAAACGATTCCTATGGAAAATGGATTGGTTGAAAGTGATAAGAACTATGCTTTATTGTTAGATCATAGACTTCCAGGTAGTTCTACTTTCTTAACTTTTCTAGGTTGGTATGTGAGTTCAACTGTTAACATTAACGGACAGAACATATCCAACGCTACTGAAATAGGTACACAGAGTGGGTTTAAATTCCAAACTGGTATGTCTTTATATACTAAGAATGGTAACAAAAGAGAATTAATCATAGATAACACAGACGATACAAGAGCAGTGGTGAAAGGATTGATTGCTGACTTTGTTAGTTATGGTGCTGATCCTGTACAGGTAGGAAATATTAAATATATTTGCACACAAACACATACATCAGACGCAGCTAAGAAGCCTGGAGAAGGTGCTGATTGGCAAAGCTATTGGAGGATTATAACAACAACTCAAGCAGCAGCGTCTTGGTCTAGTGGGCAGAGCTACACTGAAGAAGTGTTATATGTATGTACTAGAGGTCATGTATCTACTGATGCGAATAAACCTCCCCTTCCTGCTGATATTGCGACAAGTCCTGAATGGGGATTAGCTGGTGCTTTTGCTTCTGCTGCTCCGCTATGGCAAGAAGGATATGAGTACTTAGATTTCAATGATTTCTTCATAGGATTTGAATATGATATGTTATACAGGTTCTCTAAGCAGAACTTAAAACAACCTACAGAGAGAGGTGGACGATCTGCATCTGATTATACATTC